ACATAATGTTTCAAGAGTGGGCCAATAGAGGTTTGCATTATTGGGAGCTAGGTAATCTTGAAATTGATCTTGTTGAAGGACAAGCTGAATATAAGTTTTTTAGAAACTCTGCTGATGGTACAAGTGCTACGTCTATTCCTAACGGTGTTTATGGTATAGATGATGTTTTAGAAGCTGCATATAGAACTAATAGAACTACAACTAGTCAATCAGATTCATCTTTAAGTAAAATAGACAGAAGCACGTATCAAAGTTTAGCTAATAAATTAACTAAGGCTCAACCTACACAATACTATGTGCAAAGATTTATAGATAATACTACAATTAGTTTTTATCCAACTCCGGATGCTACATCGGCTGCAAATCATATTACAATGTATTACATCAAACGTATTCAAGATGTAGGTGGATACAGCAACAATGCTGATGTTCCGTATAGATTTGTTCCTTGTATGACTTCAGGACTTGCATACTATTTATCTCAAAAAGTAAATCCTCAGTTAACAGGACAACTTAAAATGTTGTATGAAGACGAATTAAATCGTGCATTAGTTGAAGATGGTTCTTCAACAAGTACTTTCATAGCACCAAAAGCGTATTACCCAAATGTCTAAGTTTGCATCAGGTAAATACGCTAAAGCAATTTCAGACCGAAGCGGTATGGAGTTTCCTTATAATGAAATGGTAAAAGAATGGAATGGAGCCTTTGTACATCAATCAGAGTTTGAATCAAAACATCCACAACTAGAACCAAGAGCTCACTATGGTGATGCTCAAGGTTTACAAAATGCAAGACCTGCTAGAACAGAGCCACCTGTAGCACATCTTTTATCAGAAAATTCTATGGCAGCAGGTGTCCGCGATTCTATTTTAGTTACAGTAAACCAACCGGCGCACGGATACAGCACCGGGGACCGCGTTAGGTTTAGAGGAGCAGACCCACACTTTCCAGACTATCCACAAGTAGCTAGAGTTGATGCTGACAACATAAACGATGCTAGAGGACACTTGGTTACAAAAGTTGATGTTAATAATTATACTTTTAGTCCTAATGATCTAGTAGAAGAGTTTTTAACTGACAATTGTATTCCTGGTACAACTACAGTGTATGTAGATATGGATGGAGTTTTGACAGAGTATTATCAAGCAGTAGCAACTTATGCGACAAGTGTTGGTTTATTAAACGCAGGTGGAGATTGGTATGATATGACTCCAGCTATGGAAGTTGCTGCTATTGCAGCTGCACCTAGTAACTATTTTTCAAACTTAGCTAAAAGAGCCGAAGCTGATGCATTAGTTGATTTAGTCATTGCTAAAAATAATACATGGGATGTGTTATCTACAGGACCTACATACAACGCACAAAAAACGGCATGGATAACAGCTAACTATGGAACACCCGGATCAGGCGTAGGCAGAGCTCCAGCAACAGTTAACTATGCAACAAACTTTAATAAAGGTGTTTACGGCGGAGCTAACAAACTATTAATTGATGATAGAACAGGTTATGTTAATCAATTTGTAAATGCCGGCGGGAAAGCCTTTAAATATTATGAAAGTGGTGGTATAAGAAACTTTGGAGGGACAGGAAAATCAGTAGGACCTGTTACATTATTACCATGACCACATACGCAGAATTAGTAACACAAATTAGAGATTATTCAGAGACAGATAGTGCTGTTTTAACTACAACTATTATCAATGATATTATAGAAAATGCAGAAGACAGAATATTTAGAAGTGTTGAATTAGATTGTTTTAAAGAATATATTAGTGGTAATACAGCTGCTAATAATAGATTTGTAGGTTTGCCGGGACAAACTGCTTCTGCTACTACACCTACAATTAGTGATCTTGCAACAATTAGATATGTGACTCTTTATACTAACTCAGGTACAAAAGAAAGATCTGAGCTTGTAAGAGTAGACGTTGATTTTTTAAACGAATACTATCCAACCCCAGAAGTAGGTTCAACTGCTAAACCTAGATACTATGCGACTTGGGATATGGGTAAAATAGCTATTGCGCCTACACCAAATGCGGTGTATAAATTTGAGATTGGTATTACTAAGAAACCTACAGGCTTAAGCTCTGGTAATACGACTACATGGGTAAGCGTTAACGCTGAACGTGCTTTACTATATGCCTGCATGGTTGAGACTTTTAAATTTTTAAAAGCACCACAAGATCAACAAGTTTATGAGCAATCTTATGCGACAGCTTTACAAGAGTTAGCTCAAGAACAGTTGGGTAAAAAACGAAGAGACGAATATAGAGATGGAAGTTTACGAATTAAAGTTCCTTCTCAAAACCCTTAATAGGAGAAAATTATGGCAATATCACAAGCAGTTTGTAATGTTTTTAAACAAGAGCTTTTAAAAGGTAATCACGATTTCGATGGTGGTGCCACTTATTATATTGCGTTATATACTTCTTCAGCAACTATGGGTGCAACTACTCTAAAATATGTAACAACTAACGAAATAACAAACGCTTCTGGTTCTGCTTATACAGCAGGTGGAAAAGTTTGTGGTAACCCATCAGTAACTGGTGGTCAAAATTCTACTACTGCTTTTGTTGATTTTGATAATGTTAGTTTCACTAGTGCTTCATTCACTGCAAACGGTGCTTTGATTTACAGACAAGATGGTAGTGGCCCAACTAATGATGCTGTTGTTGTGTTAGCGTTCGGTGGTGACTTTACAGCTTCAAACGGAACATTTGAAATTCAATTCCCAGCAAACGGTGGTGGATCAGAGATCATCAGATTAGGATAAGGAGTTTAAATGGCCCTTGTTCTTAATGATCGAGTCAAAGAGACTAGCACCAGCACAGGTACGGGTACAATAAATCTCGCTGGAGCCTCTCAAAGCTTCACGACTTTTGTTGCCGGTATTGGTAATAGTAATACAACTTACTATTGTATAGAAGCTGATGGTGGAGCAGATTTTGAAGTAGGTATTGGTACTGTCACTGACGCAACTCCCGACACACTCTCACGTGACACAATTCTTAGAAGTTCTAACTCTAACAATGCTGTAAACTTTGGCGCAGGTACAAAAAATGTATTCTGTACACAACCTGCTAGTAAAGCAGTGTTTGAAGATGCAAGCGGTAACGTAACAATCGCCGGCACAGTTGATGGTATTGATATACAAAGTAGAGATGGTGTTCTAACTTCTACAACCACTACAGCAAATGCCGCCTTAGCTAGAACTGGTGGAACGATGACTGGTCAAATAAGTTTTGGTGATAATGTCAAAGCTAATTTTGGAGCTGGTGACGATTTAGAAATTTTTCATGACGGTTCAAATTCAAACATAAGTGATGTAGGTACTGGAAAATTAGTATTAAGAAGTAATGGTACTGGCGTTGATATTAATAAAAACAGTTCTGAAAATATCGCTAAATTTATTGTTGACGGTGCTGTTCAACTTTATCATGACAATTCAAAAAAATTCGAAACTACTAGCACAGGAACAGATACGACAGGAAACATAGTTGTTTCAGGTACAGTCGATGGCGTTGATATCGCTGCAAGAGACGCTGTCTTAACTTCTACAACTACAACCGCTGGAGCTGCGTTGCCAAAAGCTGGTGGCACGATGACTGGAAATATTGCTCATGCAGGTAATTTTAGTTTAGATGTTGCTGGTGATTTAACATTAGATGCAGGTGGTGGCGATTTAATTATAAGTGATGATGGAACTATTGTTGGAACACTTAGTACTGGTTCAAGTGATTTAAAGATTAGGTCAAGAGTTTCTGATAAAGATTTAATTTTTCAAGGTAATGATGGGGGGTCAGAAATTACTGCTCTTACACTTGATATGTCTAGTTCTGGTAAAGCTACATTTAACTCAAGTGTAGATGTAGGAAATCATTTATATCTAGGTGATAGCAAAAAAGCTATTTTTGGTGCAGGTGAAGATTTAAACATACAAAGTGATGGAACTAATGGTCAGATAAATGCTGTCAATGGTGATTTAACAGTAGATGTTGCTGGTGATATTTTATTAGATGCTGACGGTGGCGACATAAGAATGTTAGACAATAGCACAGATTTTATTAAATTTACTAAAGATGGCAACAACTCAGCAATTAAAGCACAAGTTTCTGATGGTGATTTAATACTGCGTGGTAGTGATAGCGGTGTACAAATAAATGCCCTTACACTTGATATGTCTAATGGTGGACAAGCTATCTTTAACAAAGGCATAACTGTTAATGACCATGTTTATTTTGGTGATGATGATAAAGCAGTTTTTGGTGGTTCTAATGATTTAGAAATTTACCATAATGGTACAGACAATTATATTTACAGTAATAATAAAACATTAAGAGTACAAGGAAATGGCTCTCCTATAAAAATTTCTCCAGTTAATGCAGAATTAAGTGCAGAGTTTAAAGCTAATGCCGAAGTAGATTTGTATTATAACAATATAAAAAAAATATCTACGACTTCAGGTGGTGGAAATATTAACGGAGACTTAACTGTTACTGGTACAGTAGATGGTCGTGACGTTGCAACAGACGGAACTAAACTTGATGGAATAGAATCTAGTGCAGATGTCACTGATGCTGCAAATGTTGGTTCTGCTCTTACAGCATTTTCAACAGGAACAGACGCAGCGGCTTCTGATCTAGTTCCTTACTATGATGTAACGGCAGGTGCTTGGGAAAAATCAACTATTACAAATTTAGCTTTACAAGGACCAACTGGACCGACAGGACCTACGGGACCAGGTGGACCAACTGGTGGAACAGGACCGACAGGACCTACAGGACCAACTGGACCGAATGGTAATAATGGTGGAACTGGACCTACTGGACCTACTGGACCAACAGGCCCAAGTGGTAATAATGGTGGCACAGGACCAACTGGACCGACAGGACCAACAGGACCAACTGGTGGTTTTTCAACAAACTCAAACGCACAAGTAAATAGTTTAGGTGTGGGTACAGGAGCATCAGGAACCACGGGCCAAATACGAGCGACCAATAATATTACAGCGTATTATTCCGACTCGCGTCTAAAAGATTTTGAAGGACCTATTGAGTCTGCTTTAGATAAAGTAAAAGCTATAGGTGGTTATTATTTTAAAGAAAACGATTTAGCTAAATCGTTTGGATATGATAATGACAA